AGTTAACACGGTAGTCGATTTCTTTTTCGGCGGATCGTCAAAGAAAAATGAACAATCTAAATAATAAATAAAATGGGAATAAATTCAACAGAAGTATCATACAACTTCGGACAACTAGGTAGTGTTTACACAACAGCTGCTAGCGCAGCTATAACTCCACCAACAGGTAAGGTTTTTATAGCTATTACAACGCTAGCAACAACAACATTTGATACAACAGATGGTTTAGTTGCTGAAAACAATGTTACACAAGGACGAGAATATATTGGAACAGGTACTGCAGCTCACGATGCTGCTTCATCACCTGATCTTGGAGAATCTGGTGTAGGTGGTTTAGTAATAAATGATACTGTGGCTTTTCCATCTGGAATAACTATTTTTGGCCGATGGACAGAAATAGATATTGCTAATGGTTCTGTAATAGCTTATATAGGAGATTAATGTTAGGTTTAACGTCCTCACTTATTAAACCAACCGCTGAAGCAAAACATAGAAGTATTGCTTTTGATAACCTAGCTAATGCTGTTGTACAAACAGATTTGACTAACACCTTTTTACCACCAGCTGGCACATCAGGTGATAGAAGTTTTTCAGTTGCATTTTGGGTTAAGTTTAATAACACAGATGCTAATCAAGGTATTTTACATAAAAACTTCTATTATGGTAGTCAGACACAAGGTAATAGTATGCATTATATCATTATGCTAAAAAACTCCCAAGCTTTAGCTAGACTCGTATGGAATGGTGTTGAGCTTTTTGAATTAGCGGGTGGTACAATTTTTACAGATGCTATGAAGACTAGTTGGAACCTGTGGACACTAACTGTAGATAGACCAACTAGTGGTAACGCTACAGCTACATTATTTATAAACGGATCGAAATTAACATATGGTGCTGCAGATACAAACGCTACTGGAGCGGCAAATCTAGATTTAATGTCACTAAATTATTTTCAAGAAAACCCATTAGCTTTAGGTGTAGCTGGTTATCGGTCTTTGGGTGGAGCAGGTTCTTGGGTCTACCATTATTTAAACGGAAATATTTCAAAAGTAGGTTTTTGGACGAGAGTTCTTAGTATTAATGATATGAGAGCGATGTTGAACAACCCTAAAATGGATTGGCAATACAACAGCGCTCAATATAGCAACTCTGGTCTTCAATCATATTTCATGCCTTTCTCTAATCAATACGATCAACTATCAACACAAAAAGTTTTTGATCTAGTAACTTACACTCCACCTAGCACTACGCCTGTTGATATATTTAAACCAAGTGTAGCAAACAATGGTTGGACGTCCTTTTTTGGTACTTTTACTGATTTAGGAGGTGATGGTAATGAAACAAAATACGTATTTACTGACCACGGAAGTGGATTCGGTGCAATATTTATAACATACTTAGATGCTGGTAATGGTGGACTAACACAAAACGTAGCACAAGGTGATATAATAAAGATAACGTTTAAATACAAATGGAATGGTGACGCAGCTATTGGTTTTGGTCCTTTGGCAGGAACACCCCAATCGAGCTTAGCTCCAACCGGAACTTATTTAACATTTTCTGTTGATCACACGATACAAGCGGCTGACGGGAAAGATTGGCTTGCTTTTACGCAGGCCTCTGGTGTAGCTGGAACCGAATTGTTCATAAAAGATATGGTTGTAGTTGGGAGTGAATCTCCCGCGGATTCAGCCACCGATACTAATACGCATTATGTAACGTGCACACAGAGTGATCAAATACATAGTGATGCACCTGGAAACTAATATGAACTTAATATGAAATATTACGCAATACTAAATAAGGAAGAAATATATGATACAACTGATTATGGTGATAATCATTTAGAAAGATTCATGAACTATTGGTGTATAGATTTTTCTAAATTAACACAGCTAAACCTAAGCTCACTGTATTACAATAATGACGGGACAAAAGCTATAGTATCTTATATTGGTGATAAACCTGATTTTTTAGATGGTAAAGAAATATATACAAATAGTGAAATGGTAGAGGAAATGAAAAAAGCAGAGTGGGTATAATAATTAATAATTAAATAAAATTAAATAAAAATGGCAAAAGATAAAACAGTACAGGTAAAAGAAAAGGCAGTAAAAATACACGAAAAGCATTTGAAGCAAATGCAAAGTGTTGTTAATACTATAAATGCAATACAATTTAATATTGGCAAAATGGAGGTTTCAAAGCAAACAGCTTTAGATGAAATGAAAAAACAGCAGGTAAATATATCTGAAATACAAGATCTTCTTCTTAGAGAATACGGCACGTATGACGTCAATATAGATGACGGTACAATAAATTGGCCGAAAGAAAAAGAAGATAAAAATGAAAAATAATATAATTAGAAAGATAACAATAGGTAAGGACTATAAAAATGATTCAATGCACTATGCTGTGGGTCAAGAGGTTTACGGTGGACATAAGATATGTGATATAATAGAAGAAGAAGATAAGTATTGTATTTACATCAAAAAAGGGGATGTAGTTATACCTTGGAAAGACTTCAATAAAAACATGGCAATATCTATTGAGTATAATTTAGAGTATTAATGAGAGCTTATAAAGATTTCATAGTGTCGCCAAAAGGTGAGCGTTATAATAACTCTAAAAAAATTGATGATAAAGAACTAATACTCAACACTGAAATCTTTAATCATCATTTTGTTAATAGGAAAGCAAAAGTAATCGCTACTCCACTATTATTTCAATCACCCATTAATGTGGGTGATGAAGTAGTAGTTCATCATAATGTATTTAGAAGGTGGCATGATATTAAGGGTAGAGAAAGAAATAGTAGATCTTATTGGAAGGAAGATAAATACTTTATATCTGAAGACCAAATTTTTTTGTACAATAAAAAAGCTACGCCCGGATATAGTTTTGTTAAACCGATTAAATCAACAAACCCGCATCACTATAAATTAAGTTTAGATGTAGAAAAACCACTAGTTGGAATTATTAAATACTCTGACGGAACTTTTGTTAAAAACGAGTTAGTTGGATTTGAACCAAGTAGTGAATATGAGTTTGTTATAGATGGTGAAAGACTATATAGAGTTCTAAATAAATTTATTACAATTAAATATGAATATCAAGGAAACGAAGAAGAATATAATCCAAGCTGGACACAAGGCGGTTGAAGAATTAATCAAAGTTGCTAGAGAAGAGATAGTTGATTCAGACGAAGATATATCAGCAGATAGATTAAAGAATGCAGCAGCTACAAAGAAACTAGCTATATTCGATGCATTTGAAATATTAACCAGAATCCAAGAAGAAGAAGCTATGCTTGACGGAAAACCCGTAGAGGAGAAAAAGGAGAGCACTTTTAAGGGTTTCGCAGAAGGAAGATCTAAATAATGTACAAGCAAACATTATATAAGGTTGTAGAACCTATAAAATTAAATACCATCAAAAGACTTAATAAGTCTAAGAAATGGGAGTATGGTTATAATAAAGAAAATGATATTGTTGTTATATCTAAAAATGGAACAATTGGAGAAGTGTTAGAGATTCAAGGTTTCAAAATTGCTTTACCAAAAGTACCTAATAACGTTTACTCTAGTAGTAAAGATCCAGTTGGGCAAATGTGGAAACAATTTCCACAAAACGAAGCTTTTAAAAGAATTAAAACAGTGTTTGATTGGGAGAGTTATCCAGATGATTTTAAAGAAAAACATTATGGGTATATAGACGATGAATTCAAAAGAAGAGATGATGGTTTTTGGTTTATGAACAATGGTAAGCCAACCTATATAACAGGTACACATTATATGTATCTACAGTGGAGTAAGATTGATGTTGGCGCTCCAGACTATAGAGAAGCAAATAGGTTGTTCTTTATATTTTGGGAGGCTTGCAAAGCAGATAAAAGAAGTTATGGAATGTGTTACTTAAAAAATAGACGTTCTGGTTTTTCTTTTATGAGTTCAGCTGAAACAGTTAATCAAGCAACATTAGCTAGTGATAGTAGATTTGGTATACTATCTAAAACTGGTAGTGACGCAAAAAAGATGTTTACTGATAAAGTGGTACCTATTAGTTTAAATTATCCGTTCTTCTTTAAACCAATACAAGACGGTATGGATCGTCCAAAATCAGAGTTAGCATATAGGGTTCCTGCTAAGAAGTTTACTCGTAGAAAAATGAGGGAACACGAGGAGCAAGATGATATGGAGGGACTAGATACTACTATAGATTGGAAAAATACAGGTGATAATAGTTATGATGGTGAAAAACTTTCTTTATTAGTACATGATGAAAGTGGTAAATGGGAGAGACCTGATAATATAAAAAATAACTGGAGAGTTACAAAAACTTGTTTACGATTAGGTAGTAGAATTATAGGTAAATGCATGATGGGATCTACTTCTAATGCTTTAGATAAAGGGGGTGATAATTTTAAAAATTTATACAATAGCTCAGATGTTACAAAACGAAATCGCAATGGACAGACTAAGTCAGGATTATATTCTTTGTTTATCCCTATGGAATGGAACTACGAGGGATTTATTGACAAATATGGACAACCCGTGTTTAATACTCCTGAAGAACCCAAGTTCGATCCCCATGGAATAGAGATAGACTATGGTGTTATAGACCACTGGGACAATGAAGCTGAAGGACTAAAAGATGATCAAGACGCTTTGAATGAATTTTATCGTCAATTTCCTAGAACAGAAGAACATGCTTTTAGAGACGAGACAAATAATAGCCTATTTAATCTCGTTAAAATATATGAACAAATAGATTTTAATGAGGGTAATAGGGATTCATCCGTATTAAGTAAAGGTAACTTTCAGTGGGTTAGTGGGGTTAAGGATACAAGAGTTATTTTTAATCCAGATCCCAATGGTAGATTCAATGTTAGTTGGGTACCTAGTTTGCAATTACAAAATAATGTTATTATTAAAAACGGTAAAAAGCATCCTGGTAACGAACACATGGGAGCTTTCGGTTGTGACTCGTATGATATATCAGGAACGGTAGATGGTACTGGATCGAAAGGAGCTTTGCATGGATTAACTAAGTTTTCCATGGAAGATGCACCAGCTAACACATTCTTTTTAGAATATATAGCTAGACCACAAACAGCTGATATATTTTTTGAAGACGTATTGATGGCGCTAGTATTTTACGGAATGCCACTACTCGCGGAGAACAATAAACCTAGACTCTTATATTATCTAAGAAGAAGAGGTTACAGAGGGTTTAGTATGAACAGGCCTGATAAAATTTGGAATAAATTATCAGTAGCAGAGAAAGAAGTAGGCGGAATACCCAACTCAAGTGAAGATATAAAACAAGCTCACGCCGCGGCAATTGAAATGTATATCAATGATCATGTTGGTTTAACAGGAGATGGTACGTATGGTACAATGTATTTTAACGATACATTAAACGACTGGTCTAGATTTGATATAACAAAAAGAACAAAACACGATGCGTCAATAAGTTCTGGACTAGCTGTCATGGCTTGTAACAGGCATTTGTATAGACCAACTCCTAAGCGAGAAGAAACACCAGTTAATATAAATATATCAAAATACAACAATAAAGGATTTTCCTCTAAAATAATAAAACAAGAAATATGAGAGAGACTTACGTAAATTTCCCATCTCAAGCTGTTACTGATTTAGAAAAACTAAGTCAAGAGTACGGTGAAAAAGTAGCTAAAGCCATAAAGCATGAATGGTTTTCTGACAACACGAATAAATTTAATGGAAATTTAAATGAATTTAGAACATTAAGATTATACGCTAGAGGGGAGCAGTCTATAGAAAAATACAAAAATGAATTATCAATTAATGGTGATTTGTCATATCTCAACTTAGATTGGAAACCCGTACCTATTATTCCTAAGTTTGTAGACATTGTTGTAAATGGTATGGCTAATAGATCATATGAAATAAACTGTTATTCGCAAGATCCTTTCGGTATAGCAAAGAGAACAGAATACATGAGTAAGATACAACGAGATATGGAGGCTCGTAGCTATAATGACATGGTTCAAGAGCTATTTAACTTCAACTTACAAGAAAGTGACATGGATATGTTACCAGAGACTCAGGAGGAACTATCACTTCATATGCAGTTAACATATAAACAAGCAATTGAATTAGCGGAGGAACAAGCTATAAACGTATTATTAGAGGGTAGTGATTATGATCTTATTAGAAGAAGGACTTTACAAGATTTATGTGTTTTGGGAATTGGTGCAACTAAGACAACTTTTGATTTTAGCGAGGGAGCTCAAGTTGAATATGTCGATCCAGCTAACTTAGTTTGGTCTCATACCGAATCCCCGTATTTTGATGATATATATTATGTTGGCGAAGTAAAGGAAATCCCAATAAACGAGTTGGTTAAGCAATTTCCAGATTTAACAGAAAGTCAAATAAAAGAAATAACAGACTATAGTTACGATCCAGTAACAAATACACCACATAGAGATAAGAACCAGGTCCAAGTGCTTTACTTTAATTATAAAACACATTCTAATAATATATATAAACTAAAGAAAACATCTAGTGGTGGAGAAAAGATTATAAAAAAGGATGGTAATTTTAACCCACCTAAAGACAAGCAAGGAGATTTTGAAAAGGTAGAAAGAGTTGTGGAAGCTTTGTTTGAGGGGGTTTTTGTTTTAGGAAGTCAAAAGCTATTAAGATGGAGAATGGCTCCTAATATGATGAGAACTAGATCTGACTTTGCTAAAGTTAAAATGAACTACCAAATAGTTGCACCAAGAATGTACGAGGGTAGAATAGAATCTTTAGTTGGTAGAATAACAGGTTTTGCTGATATGATTCAACTTACTCATTTAAAGCTACAACAAGTGATGGCAAGAATGGTTCCTGATGGAGTGTTCTTAGATGTAGATGGCTTAGCTGAAATAGATCTTGGTAATGGAACAAACTACAATCCACAGGAAGCGCTAAACATGTTTTTTCAAACAGGTAGTGTTTTAGGTAGAAGCTACACAGCTGATGGCGAACAGAATCCAGCAAAAGTACCAATTCAACAAATACAAAATGCCGGTGGTGGAAACAAGATACAGAGCTTAATAGGTGCTTACAATTATTACTTACAAATGATAAGAGATGTGACTGGACTTAACGAAGCTAGAGATGCAGCTTCTCCAGATCCAAACGCCTTGGTTGGAGTTCAGAAAATGGCTGCAGCTAATTCAAATACAGCAACAAGACATTTATTACAATCAATGTTATTTTTAACATCTGAAGCAGCAGAGGATTTATCTCTTAGAATAGCTGACATAATAGAGTATTCTCCGACTAAAAATGCTTTTATTCAAGCTATAGGTTCTCATAATGTTGCCACTCTCGATGAAATAAAAGAATTACATCTATATGACTTTGGTATATTTATAGAATTAATGCCAGATGAGGAAGAACAGGCTATTTTAGAAAATAACATACAAGTTGCTTTAGGTCAAAAACTAATAGAGTTAAGTGATGCTATTGACGTGCGTAACATTAGGAACATAAAGTTAGCTAATCAAATGTTAAAGATAAAGAGAAAGCAGAAACAAGAAAGAGATCAAGCTATGGCTCAACAGCAAATGCAGGCCCAAGCTCAAGCGAATGCTCAACAACAAGCTGCCGCTGCTCAAGCAGAAGCTGCTAAAACTCAAGCTAAGGTTGAAGCTGAAGCTGGTTTAGAACAAACAAAAAATGCTATGAAAATAGCATATTTACAAGAAGAGGCTAAGGTTAAGAAAGATTTAATGGCCTTCGAATTTAGTTTAAATTCACAATTAAAAATGCATGATACTGAGAACTCAAACTCAATGGAATCAATGAGAGAAGATAGAAAAGATAGAAGGGAAGATAGAAAAATGAAGAACCAAAGGAAGATAGAAAGAGAGAGAAATTCAGCTAAATCCGTTAAAAAGTTTGAATCATCAGGTAATGATATAGTTACAGGAAGCGCTGGTATCGAAAGATTCGGTGCTTAATATTTAATATTTTATAAAATTTTATTATGGCAGAAGAAAAAGAAAACAAAGTCGAAGAGACTAAGGTTGAGGAACCTAAAAAACCAGAGATGACAAGCGTTGATCTTAGAAAGAAAGCTAAAGAGCTTAAAGATAATGTTGTTAAAGTTGACATGTCTAAACCACCGTTAAGCAACGAGGATGTTGACAGTAAGCCTACTGAAGAAGATGTGGTTGTGATTAATCCAGATCCAAAAGAAGAGGTTAAAGAAGAGACTGTAGAAGAAGATACACCTATTATACAGGAAGTTACTAACGAACCAGAGAAAATTAATGTTCCAAAAGTACCTACTGATAGTCCTGAACCTTCATATAAATTACCAGAAAAGTTACAAAAAGTAGCTGAGTTCATGAACGAAACAGGTGGCAATCTAAACGACTACGTTAAATTAAATAGAGACGTATCTAAACTAGATGATTCTGAGGTGCTAGACGAGTATTACAGATCTACTAAATCACATTTGACACCAGAGGAAAGAAACTTTGTATTAGAAGAGAGGTTTAGTTATGATGAGGATACTGACGATGCAAAAGATATAAAAAGAAAGAAAATAGCCTTGAAAGAGCAAGTTGCTGAGGCTAGAACCTACTTAGACGGGCAAAAGTCTAAATACTATGAAGAGATCAAAGCTGGAACTAGTTTGACAGAAGAACAAAAGAAAGCTATTGAATTTTTTAATAGACACAACAAGGAGTCTGCAGAAAGACAGCAAATAGAGGATAGTAGTAAAAAACATTTCCTAAATGAAACTGACAACGTTTTTAATGATGATTTCAAAGGTTTTGATTATCAAGTTGGAGACAAAAAATTCAGGTTCAACGTTAAAGATGTAGATAAAGTTAAGACAACCCAAAGTGATATTAGAAATTTCGTAAACAAGTTTGTTGACGAAAAGACTGATACAGTAAATAACGCTGGCGGTTATCATAAATCTTTATTTACAGCTATGAATGCTGACGCGATTGCTAAGCATTTTTACGAGCAAGGAAAAGCTGATGCTATAAAAGATACTATTGCTGCAGATAAAAACATAAGTTTAGACCCTAGACAAACTCATGGTGACAGTGTCACTTCTGGATTAAAGGTTAGAGCTCTTGGTGATTCATCTAAGGATTTCAAATTTAAAATTAACAAGAAAAAATAACAATTTAAAAAAAATATATTATGGCAATTAATCCCGGAGATAGTCTGAATAGTGTGCCTGCTCAAAGACAGCAAGCATTACAATCAAACTATATCGATTTTACGAGTACAACTACAAGTGGTTGGGCTCAACAATACCTGCCTGACTTAATGGAAAAGGAAGCTGAAGTTTTCGGTCAACGAACGATCTCAGGTTTCTTGGAAAAAGTTGGAGCGGAAGAGGCTATGACTTCAGATCAAGTAATTTGGTCAGAACAAGGTAGACTACACTTATCATACATATGTAAAGTGGCATCTGGTAAAATAGTAATACAAGGTGATATTGATAAAGCTAAGTACAACGCTAGTGGTATACATACTGGTCAAACTGCTGGAATCCACCACCACGGTATTAGAGTTAATGATACAATAATTATCGCTAACGCTACTCAAGTTATTAGAGCTATGGTTACTGTTGTAGAGGCTTCCTCAGTTATTCAAGTAGTACCTTACAGTGGTACGTTAACTGACGATGCTACTACTCAAGCTAATGAATCAACAACTATATTAGTTTATGGTTCTGAGTACGGTAAAGCTACTAGATATGATGATGCTGATGGTACATTCAGTAACAACGATTCACGTGGAGCTAACGAACCTGACTTCAAAACGTTTTCTAATAAACCAATTATCATGAAAGATTACTACGAAATATCTGGATCTGATACTGGTAGAATTGGATGGGTTGAAGTTACTGGTGAAGCTGGACAAAATGGTTACTACTGGTATCTAAAAGCTGAAGCTGATACAAGAGCTAGATTTAATGATTATTTAGAAATGGCAATGCTTGAATCAGAGAAAACAGCTTATGATGGTTCTGGTACTACTGTTGACGCTCAAATAGGTCAAGAAGGTGGTGCTGTTGGAACTGAAGGTTTATTCGCTGCTATTGAAGAAAGAGGTAATGTTACTACTGGTGTATCTGGTATTAACGCTGCAACTGATTTAGCTGAGTTCGACGCTATATTAAAAGAATTTGACAAACAAGGTGCTATTGAAGAATACATGATGTTTGTTAACAGAGATGTTAGTTTAGCAATGGACGATATGTTAGCTTCAATGAATTCTTACGGAGCTGGAGGTACTTCTTATGGAGTATTCGACAATGACGAAGACATGGCATTAAATTTAGGTTTCTCAGGATTCAGAAGAGGTTCTTATGACTTCTACAAATCTGACTTTAGATACTTGAATGACAAAGCTACAAGAGGAGGTATTAATACTGCTGCTGCGGCTGGAGCTGCAATCAGAGGTGTTATGATTCCTGCTGGTACTTCTACTGTGTACGATCAATCGTTAGGTAAAAACCTAAAGCGACCATTCTTACACGTTAGATATAAAGCTTCTCCTACAGACAATAGAAAAATGAAAACTTGGACTACTGGTTCTGTTGGTGCTGCTACATCAGCGCTTGATGCAATGCAAATTCACTTTTTATCAGAAAGATGTTTGATCACACAAGGTGCAAACAACTTTATGTTAATGAAGTAAGATGCTTTTTACTTATAAGGGCGGTCTAGTATCGCCCTTATATTTTTACTAATTTTTATTATATTATATTATGGCAAAGAAAAAAGAAACAAAAGAAACGGTTGTATTAGAAGAGCCGAAAAAAATAATACCTAAAGTTAAGGTTGAACCTAAAAAACCTAGTTGGGAAATTAAAGATAGAGTATACTATTTAAAAGGTAGAAAAAAACCTTTAACATACTCTGTACGATCATCTAACATATATTGGTTTGATGAAGAAAAGGGATATGAAAGAGAGTTGAAATACTGTCAAAATCAAAAAACTCCTTTCGTTGATGAAATGAAAGGCGATCAGAGATTAGAGCATATAGTTTTTCAAAACGGTACCTTATATGTTCCCAAGTCAAAAACAACATTACAGAAATTACTTTCACTGTATCACCCACATAGAGATAGTTTGTACTATGAGTACAAACCGGTGGAGATAGCTCAAAATCAATTAGATTGGTTAGAGTTTGAAGTTGAAGCTTTAAAGATAGCTAAAGAAATGGATATTGATATGGCAGAGGCTGTATTGCGAGCAGAAAAGGGATCTGAGGTGTCTAACTTAAGTTCTAAGGAACTTAAAAGAGATTTACTATTATTTGCTAGGGATAATCCTAAGTTATTCTTAGAATTAACTGTAGACGATAATGTTATGCTTAGAAACTTTGGTATAAAAGCTGCTGAGGCTAATATCATTAGACTATCTAGTGATCAAAGATATTTTATATGGACATCTAATGATAGGAAGTTAATGACAGTTCCATTTGACGAACACCCATATTCAGCGCTTGCTGCCTGGTTTAAAACAGATGAAGGTATGGACGTTTATAAAAATATTGAAAAAAGAATGAATTAACCTTCTTTTAACTAATGAAGATAGCCACCCGAAAGGAGTGGCTATTTTTATTTAGATGCTAACCTTTCTCGTTATTATGTAACTATAATATAGTAAAATATATTATAATATGGAAAAGTCAAAAGGTTTAGGAGATACAGTGGAAAAAATTACAACATCCACTGGTTTAAAATCATTAATGGAAATATCAATGGGTGCTGTAGGTTTTAAAAAAGACTGTGGTTGTAACAAGCGTAAAGATTGGTTAAACAAGCAATTCCCATATAAAAACAAATAATAATGGTAAGCGTAGATTCAGTATATCAAAAGGTGTTAGCTCTAACTAGTAAGGAGCAAAGGGGGTATATAACTCCTCAAGAGTTCAACTTGATGGCAGATAGAGCTCAAAAAGAAATATTTGATGGTTACTTTCACAACTTTAAAACAGCTGAAATGAAACCAAAAACTTATGTGCAAGCTGGTGATGAATTAGAGTTGTTACAGGAGAAACTAAGTATATTCAAAAGAATAACAAGTGCAACAATAGTTCCAGCTGTTACCGGAACGCTATCCATGAATCCATCTAGCTTACCTCAAGATATGTATAGAGTACATAAGATTATAGATAAATCTAATTTAGCTGAAGTGCAAGAGATGTCAACTGATGAGATATTTAGTATATTAAATCACCCATTAACAAAACCAACGATTAATAGAAGAGTGTGGAATAGACATCGCGATAATACGTGGATGTTTTATCCGGATCACGCTGATTCTCAATTGCAATTAGTTATAGACATATTCTATTATAGGGAACCCTTAAAACCTAAGTGGGGTTATATTATAGCAAGCGGAACAGCTCTGTATAACTCTACCACTAGTGTTAATTTTGAATTACATGCAGCGGAAGAAGAGGTTTTGGTAGCTAAGGTTCTTCAGTTGTGTGGTGTGATTATTAATAAACCAGAGGTGGTTCAAGCTGGTGGAGGAATGGAAGCCGCAACTAATCAAACTCAAAACGATTAAATATGGGATTACTAGACAACCAAACACATCAAGATTATTATAATGGAAGCGATTTTGGTAACTACCAATTTGTAACATTAGATAGTATTATAAACGCTTTTTCAACTATATACATAGGTGAAGGAAAGATACTAACAAAGGTTAATAGAACCGATATACAGTTTTTTGCAATGAGAGCGATGCAAGAATTATCATACGATGTATTCAGATCGATCAAAGCTCAAGAAATACAAGTTCCTAATACTTTAAAGATATCACTACCTCATGATTATGTTAACTATGTTAAATTAGTTAAAGTTGGTAATGGTGGCGTTGAGGAAAATATATACCCGACAGGAAAAACCTCCAACCCATTTAATATTAGTCAAGATGCAAATGGGGATTACTTGTATAATAGTGATGGTAGTTTAACCGACGGTGGTGACAGTGAGCTGTTGTCAAGTTTTAACAACCAAGAGTCTAATACCAATAGTAGTGATGGAGACGATGTTCAAGTTGATTATAGAGGTAGAAGATACGGTTTAGATCCTCAATTCGCTCATCAACATGGTTCTTTCTTTATAGATAATCAGAGGGGCTTCATACACTTTAGCTCTGATCTATCTGGTTCCGGTATTATTTTAAAATATATCAGTGATGGATTAGGTACAGATGAAGAGATGGTTGTACATAAATTTTGTGAGGAAGCAGTTTATAAATGGATAGCATATGGTTTGTTGGGTTGTAGAACTGGTATTCCAGATGGGGTACTAATGAGGTTTAGAGCTGAAAAAATAGCTGAAACAAGAAAAGCAAAAATTAGACTATCTAATATTAAGATGGAAGAATTCACTCAAATCTTAAAAGGAATGAGTAAACAAATAAAATAATATTATGCCGCAGATTAAAAAAGATTTTTCGGGTGGAAAAATGAACAAAGATCTCGATGAGAGAATTCTACCTGACGGTCAGTACAGAGACGCAATGAACATACAGGTCAGAACCACCGGTTCTGATAGTTCATCATCAGCTACTGATGGTGGGACTGGTAATGCGGGTGCTGTTCAAAATATAAAGGGTAATGTTAAAATAGTTAATAGTGATAAAATTCACTATGAAAAAGATTATGGTGGAGATTTTAATGTTCAAAGTAGATTCGTGGGGCAGTGTGTTAATGAGAAAGATAATAGTATATATCATTTTATAGCGTCACCAGATATGCAAACTGTAGTTTCACAACTACAAGATTATGCGGCAGCATCACTAATGGGTGTTTTAAGTGACCCACTGCTAGCCACAAAAATATTTGTAGACACTATAGTTGAGTATAAAACCGAACATATAACTCAAGCTCAAATTGAGGTTTCAGAATCCATAACTCCAGTGGTTGTGGATTATTATGGTGCAATACTACCTAAAACAGATCTTGTGGCAAATAATTCCCTACCAAGTCCTCAGGGCTGGGTATCTGCAACGTTTAGCTCAGGAATGGGTAAGTATTTTAAACCAGGAATGATATTTAATGCTTACAACATTAGTAGTCAAGTAATAATAAGTAATGTAGATGGATCAGGTGCTCCAGAAGTTTATGCTGTTGATGGAGATAAAGTTACTTTTCATAACGAGATAAATAGTTTAAACTGGAATGACGTTAGGTATGTAACTCTGCGGGCACCTAGGGTTTTAAACTTCCCTAGCTCCACGGGCGATATATCAAAAACCATAACAGGTATAAATATTGTTGATGATCTACTATTCTGGACAGACAATCAAAATCCAACCGCTATCGACCCGTATATCGGAGAACCTAAAAAAATAAATATAACAAGATGTAAGGCTGGATCAGAAGCTAACATAGGTGCGTCAAAGTGGATAAAGCACACTCAGATTAAATTAAAAGATCCAAACGATAGTAGTTTATTAATAGACTACGTTGATCCATCAACAACATCAATAGGTGTTCCCGAGCAACCACTGTCTCCATCTGTCGACAATAACATGAAACCAGAACACGTAACAGTTATTAGAAAAGCACCCACGATGGCGCCAACTGTTCATATGAAGGTTAGCGATAGAGAGGGTACAACAGTGGTTAATACTTTTACTGCTGATTTTGGCTCATGGAATAATCCTGGTCAAGAAGAGTTAGCTAATATAGCTTTAGGTTCTGTTTTAACTATACCTTTTACGGCTGATCTAGCTGGAACTGGTGATAATGATCCAGAATTATTTAATCTTGTTGATTATCAAGTTAATGATATAATAACATTTACCGAACAAACTTGGGATTCTAGTAACAGTTGGATAACAGCTGTTATAGATGATATTAACTGGACAGACGACGACCCAAACACTACAGCTGTCGAAGAAAGTGGCTACAAAGTTTTAACTATACGTTTATTGACCATAAATCAAGAGTTGACTCCTATAGATATAGATGAGGCTACAGGTGAGCCAACTATCGATGGACAAGGAGATTGGACTATAACACTAGAGGAAAGAGACCCTTTATTTGAATTGAAGTTTGGTAGGTTTAGTACTAGATATAGATATGTTGATGGTGAGTATTCTAATTTTGGACCTTGGTCTGAAATAGCTTTTTTACCAGGTCCTTTTCTTTTTGATCATAAAAATGGTTATAATAAAGGTATGTCCAACACTGTTAGGAGCTTAACAATAGAAGACTTTATACCACACCAAAGAATTAGAAGTTCTGACATGGTGGCGGTTGACCTGTTGTATAAAAACACCGAATCCCCCAACGTATATATAGTTAAAACAATAACAAAAGGTAGAGATCCAGAATGGGATCGCTATGTTATAAACAACGAGTTAGACGACACAAAAACTAGTTTTGGTCGAATGAATATAACATCAGAGATGATATATAAAACAGTAGCTAACAATCAAAACTTGAGAGCTTGGGATAATGTACCTAGATCAGCACTAGCACAAGAAATTGCTGCTAATAGACTTGTTTACAGTAACTATGTACAAGGTTATGAAATAATAAACAAACCTGGACTAATACAAAATTTAAAAAACTACACAACTCCAACTTCTAGCAAACCGTTAAAGTCTATGAAGACCATAAGGGATTATCAAGTTGGTATAGTTTATGGTGATAAGTACGGTAGAGAGACACCTGTTTTTTCACCAGGTTACTTAAACGAAATATATCCAGGTTCAGACAGATGGGAACACATACCTAATAGCTTTAGAGTTCCTAAAACCTTTTCCGCAATGTCAAACACTGTTGAATTAAAACAGTTGTGGGGAGAGACTAATGAGGGTATACCGGATGATTGGATTAGTTACGTTAAATACTATATAAAAGAAACATCTAATGAGTATTACAATGTTGTAATGGATAGATGGTACGACGCTGAAGATGGTAACGTTTGGATATCTTTTGCTTCAGCTGATAGAAATAAAATAGATGAAGATACTTATTTAATACTAAAAAATAAACATGGTCAAGATGAGGCTGTTACTGAAAAAGCTAGATATAAAGTTATAGCAATAGAAAACGAAGCTCCTGATTTTATTAAAAGAAAGAGTAAAAGCATGGGTACGGTTGACTTGGGAACAATGGCTGCCACTAACTCGGGTTCAGGTCCACTAGACTTTCCACAATGGGAACATGCTCAAGATATGTTTGGTGATTCAATGAATCCACTGGGTACTTCCCCTATAGAATTAATGAGCGCAACGGAAATGAGAATTGCTCCATTTGCTTGGAATGGATTTTTAGATTCATATAGTATGGTTGGTAATGACTCTGAGTTAGAGTTTAGATGGAAAGCTACTAGTGGTAGCCAAATGGTTGCTGGTAACACATGGAGAACATTAACTTATTTTAATAAAATAGAATGTGACGACGACGACCTTGATTGTGAAGATGATGGACTAGCTGGAATAAGATGGGATAAACCATTTGAAGATAGCGCTGACATGTTTGATCTATTAGTTAATGCCGTTGGCACAAACCCACTACCAGACATAACTTACATAATAGAGTTTAGGGAAATGGCTGTTAGTAACAAACCAGAGTTTGACGGCAAGTTTTTTGTTAAGCTAGAAAAGGATGACATGTTGATGACAACAGTTCTAAATCTAACTGGTATACAAACAGAATACAACATAGCAGATTCTTTTGCTGTTGGTTATCTTGATAATTCAGAGTATAATCCTTCTTCTATGGAATGTCAGTACTGTGACGATACTAACATGCCTAGAAGAAATTACAAATGGATGAATCAAGCTGGTGTTAGTGGAGCATATAATCCTCTTGGTTTTGGAGACGGTGGTAGTGATACAGATGCTTTATACGGGTTTGAGGAAACCTTTACGTGGACTGATGGTTCAACAGAGGTTGTATCAACAAACGCTAGTTATTCCAACGCTGGGGGAGGTACAAATATAGGTGAACAAAATGTAACTAACACGCAAGCTTCAAATCTTGTTGGTACGGCTGGGGGTACTAATAGTGCGTATCCTGGCACAATCAGTAGTACGAGATGTAATAATTCTTCATCGCGCGGTTGCCACCCCTATGATGCTGAGTTTATGGCACTTGGTTGCTGGGCTACCGAAGATTCACCTTCTTCTGGCTATGGAGAAGACAATATAGGTTCATTAGTTTACAACAGAACAGTTGAAACACATAGGTGGTGGGAGTGGTTTATGCAATATGCACAAGGAAACAGTGCTACTCAAGGTGGAACAGGTACTAAAATTTGGATCGACGGAATGAGGAGTCGTAAAATGAAAGGAGTCAATCCTAATGATCTTACTGCGAATTATTTGGGTTGGAAACCCGGTGGACTTAATCCTGGTGTAATAAGTAGTACTGGAAGTGATGGTAATATTTTTAACTCTACTGGCTCTCAGCTTGGAAGATTATATTTTGCCATGCAAGGCACGGATTGGCCTGGTGATGTTGAGTCAGATGAGTATAGGTTTAAACAAGCTATGACTTCTTATGGAACTTTGTTTAGATTTTTAAAAGACCCAACCAATACTGTATATATGATAGTTGGTACTGCTCAGAATGGCGGGATAACACCTTATAGTGGTAAAAATCACGGACAAATAGGTTGGGGGACATCTGGAACAATACCCCAAGCTCTGCAAGGTGATAGTGATATCTACTATGGGCCTTTCTTTAACTCGTTTGAGTCAAGAAATCCTATCCACGCTAATGGTTATCAAACACCGGATTCAGTTACGGGTGAGAGTTGGGAAAATGGTATAGATACTTTTATCACAGTTGGTGCTGGTTGTGATGCGTGTGATGGTCCAAATTCAACTAATCAAACAAATTTAATTCCTGGTAATCCACTTGGAGAAAATGGAACTTGTTATAGAATTGGTTATAGGGTTGAGTTTAGAAGATTTGACACGCAGGGAGGTGGATTAGCTAATTCAGAAAATGGAACAGGCGATTTAGGTATTGACACTACAATATGGGATCCAAGAGGTCTTGTTTGTCACGATGGTAGACAAGCTATGAGAATAGCTATATTGTCAGAAGCTACATCTGGAGGTGAAGTTGTTATACCAACAAGAGATCCAGCGATATGGGAAACTGAACCAAAAGAAGACGTTGGTTTAGATATCTACTACGAAGCTTCAAATGCTATTCCAAATAAACTAACTAGTGAGAACACGGCTAATTTTGCTCCTTATAACTCTAGGGTTAGACTTAGAAGATTTGAAAACGGGGGTTATAATTACAGTTACGACCAAACATCAGCAGGTACAATAACTAATGGGCTACCTCAACTTGTTGTTGGAGAAAGTGATGTTACGCCTGACGCTAAAGGATTATACGTAAAATACCTTGGCTACACTAAAACTAACTCTATTGTTGGATTAGGGGCTACCCAGTTAATACCACCAAACTTAACAAATCTTGAAGAAATTACCGATGGTTTTCTTCAATTTGGTACGTATGACGGTGGCATTGGTGTTCCGTATGGTCTTATAAGTTTAGAAGAAGATACGTTTTTCACGTTTACACATCCCGATGGAACGGTTACTATGGCTAAGATTGTTTCTCACATGCAACCTATAAACAAGGACGGAGAAGATTTAGTTTGGAATCAAGCCGCAGATCAAGGTCAAGGTGCTTGGATGGATGGAAACTACGTTGGGTTAACCCAAACAAAAGAGGCTTTATTTAGAGAAACTGATACACAAACTGGGTTTTTTAAAATAGATTCAGACGTGTGGAAATATCCAGTTGAGCTAAGTTGGCATAATTGTTGGTCTTACGGTAACGGTGTTGAATCAGATAGGATAAGAGATGATTTTAATGCTAATCAAGTAGACAACGGAGTAAAAGTTTCATCAGTGTTATTAGACTACGGTAGAGAAAGAAGAGGTAGTGGTATGATATACTCAGGTATATACAATTCAACATCAGGCACAAATAAACTTAATGAGTTTAATATGGCTGAAAAAATAACCAAAGATATTAATCCATCTTACGGTAGTATACAAGCTTTAAAAACTAGAGATACTGATATGGTTGTTTTAACTGAAGATAAAGTTTTAAAAGTTACAACAAACAAAGATGCACTATATAATGCTGATGGAAATCCACAACTACTAGCTTCTAATAGAGTTCTTGGTACAGCGGTACCATTTAGTGGTGATTATGGTATATCAAAAAATCCAGAATCTTTATCTTGGGATCAATATAGATTATACTTCACTGATATGCAGAGAGGTGCCGTAATGAGACTATCAAGGGATGGTTTGACACCAATATCAAATGTTGGTATGAAATCTTGGTTTAGAGATCAATTACCTAAAACAAATAAATTACTAGGTACTTTTGATGTTGTTAACGGTGAGTATAATTTAACATTAAACTACAAACAGAGTAATGATGCTAAGACAGTTTCCTTTAGTGAAGAAAGTAAAGGCTGGGTTAGTTTCAAATCTTTTATACCTCAAGTAGGGGGAAGCGTTGGAGGTAAGTACATAACAGCTGTTTCTAGAAATCTTTTCAACGTTGGTAACACTTATGTGGCTGGTGTATATAGACACTACGAGGACGTCAGAGACAACACTACTAATAGGGTAAAAAATAGAAATACATTCTACCCACCATACAACATAGAGGAGCAGACGAGTACCGTGTTGGAGAAGTTTTATAAAGAATCTGAAATTTGGGTTACTTTTAATGACATGCCAAGTGTAGTTAAGAATTTTAGAGCAGTTAACTATGAGGGTACTCAAGCTAAGGTAAATAGGTTTATAACATATAATGGCAAAGGGGATAATGAGTATTATAACTTAGATGAAAAAGACGGGTGGACAGCATCTGAAATAAGAACAGATAGGTCTTTCTTAGAGGGAGCTAGAAATTCTGGCGAAGCTGAAGACTTTAAAGACAAGGAGGGTAAATGGTTTTCTCATATAAAAGGAGCCACTAGACCAAATTGGTCAAATTTATCATATAGTCCAGATCAAGAAAGCTTCTACCTAAAAGAATTTAGTATGCAGGGTTTAGGTACGTCAATAGAGGAACCTATAGATCCAAATATTATAACAGGTTGTATGGATGAGAGTGCTAACAATTATGATCCAGCAGCAGAAATAGCATGTGATGATTGTTGCGATTATACAGTTAACATTACTGCAACAGGGGACATGATAGACGAACCAACAGATTAATAAATTAAATTATGAGCGGAAGTGTACATTATTCAATAAATCAAGTAACAACATTACAAACAAACTCTGGGCAAATATTGCCCTCTGATGAAGGCGGTAATGGAATGGGAATAGTTGGTGAAGCTGCAACAAACTTAACAACTGGTCAATATTTAATGTTTGAACTCATTCCAGATGCTGGATGGTACGTCGAACCAGACATGTTCACGTTAAAAGGCACTAGTGGTAGTACCATTTGGCAAAACATGAACCAGCAGGATATTATGGGCTATAGGTGGACCAATCAAGTTGTAAACGAAACAATTTTGTTTCCAGATTATATAGATCAAGTTATGATATTTAGAGGCTCCTGGGATGGTGGTCTTTCTGCTGTAAACTCCAGTGACAATGATGTTCAATTTGAAATTCAAGATTATCAAGGAAATAATTATACTAGTAGAGTTTTTGTTAAAGTTATATTCACTGATACTTTTATAGTTCCAGCTGAATGGCAACCAGAGTTTACACTTGTTTTAGATATAGATGGTGATGCATTAGAAATACCTGTCGAAGAAAATAACGTAATAAATGAAGGAGAATTGTCTTCATCATTTAACCTTGAGATTGAAATGGCAAATGGCGCTGATAGTAACTGTAGAGTTGTTTTTCTTCCCGGTAGAGGGGATCAATGGTGGACTGGAATGCCTGAGGGATTCTTTTGTGCAAGTTATAACCTTTGCAATAGTGGAACGTATAACTTCAATCTAAACAACGACACTAACACATCTTGGAGACGTAGAGTTACATTTGAAAGACCAGCTGGCGCTCCCGATAACATACCAATACAGGCTATGGAAGGTAGTGCGTATGGTTTAGCTGCTGCATCATATTCACCGCAAACAAGTGGTGAAGCGTGGTTCTGGATAGTTCCAAACCCAGGTTATACTCTTAACTCTAACTGTCTAAGTGTAAAACAATATGGTAACACCAACTCGGTTGAACCAAGTGTATTTGGTAATAGAATCGATCAAGATCAAGACACTACACACACTAGTGTTGTTCCACTTTGGTCGGGTGGTAGTAGTCCTGATAATGGATGGGGATATGATCCTGCAGCTGGAGAAGTCATGCCATCAACACCAGCAATGTTTAAACAGCAAATGTGGTTTAGAGGAGATCTTATTTCACCAATGGCTGGGGAAACTAATGGAATCGAAGATCCTGTAACTTGGGATCCAAATACAACACCTTCAACATCTGCATCTATGCAGTATTACACGTGGCTAAATCAATCAGGAAACAGCGTGCAATATTTAATGAATAATTTTTTCGAAGAGCTTACAGATTTCAATCTTTGGAGCGATTATGGTGGTATTATATCATATACACATATAAACAACTATTATGGACCAGCAATAGAGGTTAAGGCGTTTGGTAATGATTGGATGCCATACAATTATAATAATTTAAATGGAATACTTGCATCTTCAACGCCTGAAGAGAGAATATGGGAAGGATGTGGGTTTACTTGTTTCGGGTCCGCGGCACATAGTTCCCACATTAATAACTCTGGAATATATTTTTTTAACACAAATCAATTATTTACCAAGTCAACTAGTGATTTATTGGATGATACCTTCAACAACTTGACAGATTGGAATGATTGGTCAGTATCAGCATGGAGTGGAAGTTTTGCGGATATTGATGGTGATGGGGCTTATAGTTCAACCGCTTTTGATAAATGGAGATATCCTTGGGATTGGTGGGAGAACGATGAGGGTGGTGACCCGTTTCCTTATGGTAAAGATACCGCTAAGATTCCAGCACCGTATTGTGCTTCTGATTATCAAGGTAATGCTGTTGGTATGGTTTTAGCTGGATTTAGTAGACACATCCCGGGAGCACAACCATCTGATATAAAAATAAAAATATATGGAAGTGCTATGCCTAATGACAGCAATCAAGAGTGCGTAGATTACGATGTAGAAATAACGTTTTAACATGGCTAAAGATACTTTAAAAAATAAAAACACTATAGAAATAATTCCAGTTGGAAGGGATGCTACTATTACCACCACTGATGCTGGTACTGACCAAGAGAAAAAACACTTTAGGTTTCGAGGAAGAGTTGTTAAGGGAAAACCAACGCTAGTTGGACAGTTAAAAATAACATCCGACCAAGATGAGTATAGGTATATAAACAAAAATGCTTCAGCTTTACCAGATGTATCTAATATAGAAAGGGGATTAGGTAGTAATATAAATTTAAAATTAAAATCTAAAAATATCGATACACGCGGTTTAAGTGTTGAACACGTCTATGATATCTTCTATACAGCCAAGGGTAATTCTAAGGGTAAAAACAATACGTTAAAATACTCTATACCAACTACAAATAGAACGTGGCGGAAAGCTAACGGTCAAAGCAAAAGACCTTTTTACAACGTTGTTTCCGCAAATAAGTATATACATAATGTCACATACAATAAAAACAACATCGATAGCAAAGGTGGTGTTAGAAAGTTTACTGTAACAGGTGAACCAGGTGCTAGTTTTGATTTTGTGATCATGAAATATAATGACTCTATAGATGAAAACAATAAACGTTTAAACTACACTGAGTCGGTAGTATTAGACGCTCAGTACTTGATACAAGACTTACTAGATAGTGAAAAAGTCGGTCACGGCGTGGTTGTTAATAAGGTTTATAGAGGCAAAATAGATTCTAGTGGGAAAAAAGAATTTGTTCAATATTTTAATAAATTAGATGGTTCAGATAACGTTAGGTATTCTATAAATATAAAAGCAGATTCAATTGGTAAGTTAGAATCAAGTAGAATTAAAAAACATTGGGACCTCTCACCACCTGGATGGTATGGTTGGTATAGGAAAGATATAAATCAAGTTATATCACCTATAGTTACATTTAGAATAAAAACTACTTCAGCGGGGAAAGATAGTATGACTATAAACGGAACACCTATAACATCCGCTAGGCCTTTTATTTTAAAACGTATAGTTACAAATAATGGCGCTTTTAAAGCTGGTGAAACAAACTTTTCAGTAACTTACAATCTAGTTATAACAGGTCATGGCTTAACTATAGTTAATAGGGCTGGCACTTTCCCTATTGGTAACATAGTTTTTGACAACTCAGGTGGAAACAGTAGTTGGGCCAATAGTGATTACAACACTAATGGCGGAACATTAATAAATATATCAAACATCGTAAGAGATGATAATATACCTGGTGATGCTACTAACGTTAAAGCAGACGTAAAGTTTGACGTAGCTATAGAACAGTTGGGGTCAAAACACGTGACGTTTGATTTGGACTTATCTAACCATTTTACAATATCTTAATAATTAAAATATGGCCCAAACTATATATACTTACTTACCTTATCCAGTAAATCAATCACTACAGATTGGTGATGAGGTCTACATTACTAATACCGTTCAACAATCCGCTGGCTACGATGAAACATGGGAGCTGTCCACTGGAGCCGTAGAATACGTTGGTGCAATAACAGCTATGACAAATATATCATTTGCAACACCAAGTGATAATGTGACGGACAATGATCCTATTTTAGCAGTTAAACTAGATATCTTTTCAGTGTTTATTGATGAAATACCAGTTGGTAGTTTTTTGTTTTTTGGAAAGAAAAGAGAGGCTAATGAGTCATCTGTGTTGGGGTATTATAGTGAAATGAAATTTGAAAACAATTCTAAAGAAAGAGCTGAGTTATTTTCAGTTGGCGCTGAGATAACACAAAGTAGCTAAATAATCAACAAAAAATGTAACTATATAAAAGTAAATATTAATTAAAGAAATATACAATGGGTTTTAAATTAAGGTCTGGTAATAGTAGTGGTTTTAAAATGATGGGTAGCTCAGCTAGTCCGTATAAAGAAGAGAAGGAAAATACAAAACCGGAGAAAACAGAAACTCCAAAACCGGAGAAAACAGAGACTCCAAAACCAGAGACTCCAAAAACAGATCCAGCTCCAAAGCCATCTCCACAACCGTCAGACGACCCGTCTATTGATCCAGATGATCCAATGGGTGGATTTGAACCTGGAGAAAATCTCAAGGGTAGTGGTTATGAGTATAATACTAATACCGGTGAAATAGTGAAAAGCGATTACACAGACGATTTAGATCCAGTGACAGAAGCAATACCTGAAGAGTCCGATTTTACTAGTGGAACAAGAGGCCACACAGGGAATGTTATTCAAAGAGATTACTACGAATCTGACGATCCTGAAAACAAAAGTGATTATTATATTGATAAATACAACACCAGGGAGAGCATGAATGAAAAACAAGTAGCCGGTTATGGTGTTCCTTATGGTAGTGACCAGTTTAGCGATGTTAGACCATCGCACACCGACCCAGATACTGGTGAAGTTGTTTTTATGGGAACAGATCAACAATATGGTGATGATATAGCTATACCTTATGGTGGTGTCACAGATTCAGATGCAGCTTCAATTGGTGTTTCAGAGGCTACAGGTGGAGATGATAAATGGGGAGGTAAAGAAAAACTTCAGAATTATGGAGATGGTCTTACAGAGGGTGCGATTGATAACATACAAGACACTGTAACAGGTAGGGATAAAGTAGAGGGAGAAATTATAGCTGGAGATGATCAAGGTAAAACAATGAAACTAGTTGAAGGTAGGGGAGGTAATTTGATTTCTAAAAAGGTAATAAAAGACGGACCGCTTGGTTTAAAGAGAGAAAAGGAAGTTCATAAAAAAACAAACAAAGGTGGAGTTAGTTACAACTCTGAAACTGGTGAACTAGAGTATAGTAAGGGGGCTATTGTTTCTACAAGAAAAACCATTAATCCAGAAACTGGAAAAATGGAAAAAAAGAAATATATAAACGGTAGAGAGTTAACTCCGGAATATAAGGAACAAATTAAACAGGCTAAGAAAAACGCAAAGCAACAAAAGAAAAATAATAAAAAAGCATCAAAAGTTAAAAAGGAGCACGAGAAACGAAATAAAGCTCTTAGGTTCAACGAAGCTAGTGGTGAGTGGGAGAAGAATCCTAATTACGAACCAATGGTATAAATAATAAAAATTAAGAAAATGTCAAAATTTAAACTAAGATCAGACGCAGCAAGCGGATTCAAAATGATGGGTTCGTCAAAACCAAAGAGTGGTGCATCACCATATAACAAAGGTGTTAAAGATCCTTGGGGCGGTGATCACGAGGTGAAAGCTAAAGCATCACCAAATAAAAAGGGTGTTAAAGATCCTTGGGGTGGTGATCATGAAGTAAAACCTAAATCAGCTGCCGAAAGTTCTCCTAACAAAACCGTAACTGCGGATAGAATTAATGAACTAAAAAGAAAAGGGCTTTACCAAGAAGGAACAAAAATGGATCCATATTATTCTAAGAATATGAAGTTTCATAATCCACGGAATCAAACTGAAGCTCCTAAAGACGCTGATTGGAATGATCCTCTTTTATACCAAGATTGGAATCAAGATCAATACGATTACGACAACCCAGCTAACTTTGTTAAAGATGGTGAGAGAAGAACTAATTTCGAAAGAAATAAAAGAGGTAAATTAACTGCTAGAGGTAGAAAACAGAAGAGAGAGCATGAAGCTTATTTAAATAAATTAGCTATGGATCCGACTCATAGTCAACTAAAGCGTGATAGAACTAAACCACAATTACAAGCACATCAAAGAATGAACGGATGGTCACAAGTTCAAGATCCATATGGAGAATGGCATATTGTTGATAAGCATGGTCGATTAAAAGGTAATAATCATAACTACTCTGAGGAAAGTAAAGCTTGGAGAAGAAAAGAAAGTTTAAATCCAGATTACGATCCAAATGCCACTACTAACTTTAATGAAGATGGAACAATCTCGTTTGACCCAAATACTTTAGATTATAACGAGACTACTGAGGAAACAAACATTATAGATGATACTCCAGAAATAGTAAAAAATCAACAAAAGAATGTTAAAAACGCAACAGTAACAACTGAGGAGGATGGTAGCACGACTGTTACAGATAATGACACTGGAGAAGTTGTTCAAGATAGTTTTAATCCGGTTGAAGAAAACAAAATAGAAGAAGAGGTTGTGGGTGAGCCAGAGGAAAGTGCAAGCTTTGGAGATGCATTCCAAGCTGCTAGAGAACGTGGTGATAAAACATTTGAATTCGACGGTAAATCATATCACAGTAGACAAGCTGATGAATCACCTGAGGAATGGGCTGCAAACATGGAGTCAATTAATCCTGATGATACTAGTATGCCAGAAGGAGCTCTTAAGGGAGATCAACCAGGTATGGGTGATGGTTCTACTAATTTTGAAGATAGAGCTTACTTAGAAAAGAGAATTCAAAGTGGTGAAGCGACTGACGAAGAGAAAAGTAAATACGTTGACACTTACTCTGAGAATCACCTAGGTATTACAAAAGATGGTGTTACTGAGGGAACTGAATTTGAAAGCGTAGAGAAAGAAGTGGAGAAAGAAGTAGAACAAGAAGAGGCTAGTAATGAAGTTGAAAAAGAAGTTGAAAAAGAAGTTGAAAAAGATGATGAATAATTTTAATTTAATATAATATAATATGAGTTTTCCAAGTACACAATCCGGTGGTAAAGCTTCTCCAAATAAAATTTGGGGAGCACTAGCGTCTACAGCAGTAGGTGCTATAGGTCTTATTGGCGCTGGCAAAAGAAAAAAAGCTGCGGAAGCTAAAGAGAAAGCTGCTAGAGACCAAATGGCATTGGATAAAAAAGCCTACATGGAGGCTGACTTATCCAATCCTTATGCTAATTTAGAAAATCAATTTGCTGGTATGAAAAACCAATATGCTGGTTTAGAAAACACAATGGAAGACTTAACGGTTAATCAACAGCAAGCTCAATTTGAAGCTCAACAGTTTCAACAGTCTCAAGCTAATATAATGGACACTATGGCTGCTTCAGCTGGCGGTTCTGGTATAGCATCAACTGTTCAAGCGTTAGCTCAACAAGGTCAATTACAAGCTCAACAATCTTCAGCTTCTATAGGAGCACAAGAAGCTCAAAACCAAATGGCCGCAGCTCAACAAGCTGGAAGCCTTCAACAACTAGAAGCACAGGGTGCAGCTGAGGTTGATCAAATGGCCAGACAAGGTCAAGCTAGTATTGATGCTAAAATTGCAGAGGGAGAATCAATATCTCAAGCTAGAGAGTTAGATAGACATGCTACGGTATTAGGTATGTCGCAACAAGAAACAGCAGCATACCAACAACAAGCTGCTCAGGCCGGTGCTGAAAAAACTGATGCTCTAGGAAAAACAATTAGTGGTATAGGTAGTCTTGTAGCTGGTTTCTCAGACAGAAGACTTAAGAAGAATATAAAGCATATAGGTAGTTCACCAAGAGGTATTAAGATGTATACATTTGAATATATTAACGATAAGTTAGGAAAAGGAATATATCAAGGTGTTATGTCAGATGAAATTCCAAAAGAAGCAATCATTAAACATAGTAGCGGTTATGACATGGTAGACTACTCTAAGTTAGATGTTGAATTTAAAAATATAATTTAATATGTCAAAATCATCACCATTAAAAGGAGCAGATCCAGTTTTAGCTAGAGGAGCTTACGATGCTGCCGGTAACCAGGTATATCAGGGTTGGATACACAAGCAACACCAAAGCTTAATGGCTATAGCTGATGAGTTAAAATCATGGGATGTCGGTTCTGGTGCTCAAAGAATAATAGACAGCGGTGGAGCTCTACCAACTAGTGAAATTGGTGGTATGAGAGATCAAGCTGGTATAGGTAAACAAAAGTACCTAGATGGTAACTCTAGGCAAAAAGAAGAAGAAATGGCTCAGCTTCAAAAAATGAAGCAACAATCAGATCAATACGCTCAATGGAGACTAGGTTTATCCACTGATTATATAAACGGAAATCTTAGTGAGGGTTTCTTGAGAACACAACAAGGTAAAGACGTTTTAGAAATACTAAAAGATAAAAAACGTTTAACTAAAAAGAAATGCCCAGACGGCACTGACGATTGTGAAAACAAAGGTGACTTCGGTATTATGATGACTGACTACACTGCAATAAATAATGCAAGAACAGAGTTGAACCAAGCTCAAGCTAAACTAAAAAACTTAGAAAACTTAGATGATAAAGGTTTACTATATACTCAAGATCACTATGATGAAATGGGTAAACTGCAAGCTAAGATTGATGAGATGAATACCTTTATAAAATCTAATCCACAAAAATGGAACTCACTACAGCAGGTTAATAGCATGGTAAAAATGGTTGATGCAACAGCTAAGAAAAATCTTGAAGACGCTAGAAGTGCTATATATAATAAAGCTAAAAACTCATTGCCAGAAGAAACTCCTGGTGAATTTGATTTTGAGAAAGCATCTGATATAGTTAATGGGTCTGTTTTGGCTAGCGGAGAGTATCAATCTCTAGTATACGATGAGATAATTCCACTTAGAACTTTTTATGGTGATTTAAAAGAAGCTATAGGTGGTTTCAATGAGGGCAGAAGAACATACGCTGACCTAGGTGTAACAGAAGAGATGATATTACAAGGAGACTTAAACCTAGATGGTGAACTAAGTGATGATGAAATAGAAAATATAGCTCAAGCTGTTATATCAAATGAAGAGTTGGGTAAAAAAGAAATGTCAGAGTGGATGGTTCAATACTTGCATAACCAGCACCAAAAGGGTTTAAAAGACAAAAGAGGTTCTGTTATTGAAGATGAAGACACAGAGACCACCAGCGAGGTAGTTAATAATGCATTTGATGAAAATGGTAATTACATACCTCAATCACAAAGAAATCAAGAACAGGAAGAGACTAAATCACAACAAGCGCAGGAAACAAAAGAGGAAATAACAGAGATTAGAGAAAACGAAAACGAAGACAAAGACGAAGACGAGGACGAGGACGAAGCATAAAACTAATTATTAATAACGGGTAACTAACGATACAGTATGGCAAAAGAATATTATATAGACGGTGAACTATACACTGTCGAAGAAGAAAATGAAAATGAGTTTTTGGAAGAATTTCCAGATGCAAAACCTAAAGAAAAGGAAGTAAAAAAATATAATGTCGATGGAGAAGAAAGATCTGTCGACATTAATAGTATAGAGGAATTTGAATCAGAATTCCCAGATGCAACCCCATTAACGGGAAAGTCAAACAGCTCTGTGAAGAGTGCGAACACAGAGCAACCCACCATAGCACAAAATCTGTACGACGATACGGAATTCAAATCGGAAAGTATTTTATCGGAATCACAACTAAATAATCAACAAGACTTTAATAAGACTTTTGGGCCAATGCCTGAGATAACTACTGATATAACTCATCAGCCAGAAGAATTTGCTATAAAAGATCTTAGAGACAAGTGGATGGAGTATGGTTTTACATTTGAACAAAAAACCATAGGTATGGATAGGATAGAGGTTACAGCCTTAAATGGTGAATCCAAGATATTCAACATAGGTATGTCTACAACGAATCACGAAAGGGCAGCTAAAGAGATGAATGATTGGATGAAGAAAAACGCTGATCACCAAGGTGATAAGTTGGAGGCGTTTTTATCACACGTTAGTGTCAATCAAGATCAAGTTAATGAAATAAAGCCTAATCAAAGTTTAGCTCAAAAACAAATAGATGAACTTAGAGAAGCTTGGGGATTAGACGGTTACTCTGATGCAGCTGTTTTAAAAGCATATGATACTTACAGAACAGCAAAGACAGCTGATAATAACATTAGATTTGATATAAAAGCACCCGATGCTTATAACAATTGGAAAAATAGCAAAGAGTATAAAGACTATACAGATAAACAACAACGCCTTGATGGAACATCGTTAGAAAAAGATGTTAGAAAAAATAGAACAAACCTTGATGTAATTATCAATGGTAAAGAGGGTTACAGGAAAGAAGAAGCTTTAAAAAAGTATCAAGCACAAACTGGAGTTAAGTTAGATGGAATGTACGATGAAGATGGTGGGTTAACCAAGAAAGGTATAGATATATTAAATAGCAAAGAGTATAAAAACATATACAACGCTTTAAAGGTAGATAAAGATAAAGAGCAGGAATATGTAGATAACTTCTTCGAGCAAGATCAAATGAACAAGTATCTTGAGAAAAATCTTAAAGAACAAATTGAAAAATTTAGCAACAACCCATTTGTAAAATCTGATACACAGAAAGAATTAGTTGAACTAGCTATTGACAAGAGGGAAGCCATGAGTAAGCAGAACACTAAGAAAGTCAACGAGTTTAATGTTGTTTATGGTGATTTGGAAAATATATATAATGAGATAGGTGGTAATGCTGATTGGTTAAACTCAATAGGTGACGGAACAAAGAAGCTAGAAGAATTAAAAAGCAAGTATGACTTAACCACACAAGAAGGGGTTGATGGTTATAACGCTGAGATAAAACAATTTAGAGCCGAATATCAAGAGAAATTAGATAGATTTAATTTTTTACAAAAAAAGAGAGGTCAATATGAAAAGTTTGCTAATAAAATAGGTAAACAACTAGACAACACTAACTTGACAGATAGTGATATGAAAACCGTTATAGGTGCCTTGAAAAGAAACTATCAACAAGGAACTGTTATGGCTGGCCAGTTTACTAATGCTGTTATAGACCTTGGTCAAGGTGTAGCTGAAGCTGGAGATTGGCTTTTATCTATGCCTAGAGAGGTGTTAAAAGCTATTGACAATCCAGGTGTTGAAGCTTATAGTAAGGCTAGTAAAACTATTAACACTGAGAACAAGACTAGAAAATGGGATGAGTGGAATGATTGGTTAGATAATTGGCAGCAAGAAAAAATTAATGATAGAATAGAGAAACCAACTAGATTTGAGGATATAAATTCTTTAAGTGATATTGGTGAGTGGAGTTCCGGTGTTATAGCTTCTCAAATACCTATACTAGCAACTATGTGGGCCACTGGTGGTTATTCACTTTATATAATGGGTGCTTCTAGTACTGGTTCTAAATGGAGGCAGTTAAATGATGCCAAAGACGAGTATGAGAGAACAGGTGGTTTGTATGGTACAAATCACTCTTGGGGTTCTATGTTTACAAACGCTTTATTCACTGGTGTAACAGAGGCTTTATCTGAGAAAATTACGCTTGGGCAAATGAACAAGTTTAAAGGTATATTAAAAAACTCTAGGGCAGCTAAACTTGGTTGGGAAAGACATTTGAAGCAAAATGTGTTCACATGGAATAATGCTAAAGCTGGCGCTAAAGATGTTTTTGAAGAAGGCTTCTCAGAGTCCGTAGCTCAAGTATCTAGTAATTTTGCCGATGTGTTATCTGGTGTTGAGGATACTAATATATGGGATGGTGTTGCAGAGTCTTTTATGAGTGGTATGCTTGTATCTCAGAGTATGAAGGTTCCATCTTTATACAGACATATGAGTGCTCCATTTAGATCTAAGGACACAAATGAGAAAGTAGGAGGAATAACATCAAAAATAGAAGACCTATCTAAGAGAGCTAGTAAACTCCCTGAAGACTCTAAAGAAAGATTAGCTATAAATGACGAAATAGTTGGTTTAACAAAAGAAGCTAATAACCTAATAGAGCAAGATATAAAAAGAATTGGTTTATTAAAAGACCACGAGAAAAAAGCTTTAGTAAATATAGAAAAGCAAAACCACAACGCTAGAAAGAGAGCTGAAGAGATTATGCTGGATAGTAAACTGTCTGATAAAGAAAAGTTTGATCAAATAAAAAAGCTTAACGAAAAGGTCTCTATGAGACAGGTTACAAAACAAAACATACTATCTCAATACGGAGTTAACGTCATAAACTCTAATTACGCTAGAGAAATGGATACTATGAAAAGGCAAACTGAACTAGCTAACAAACAAGGAGGTGTGCAAACAGTAATAGAGGAAGTTGGGCAAGATGAGTTTACTGATATAAATACAAAGGAACTTGGAGACAAATCTAAAGCTCAAGTTGATGATTACTTAATGGAGAGGCAAGCTGAAATAGAGGCTTTAAGAGATGTTTTAAAAGATAAAGACGCTGGTAAAGAAGCTAAATCAGACGCTCAACAAAAACTAGCTGAAGCTAAAAAACAAGAGGGCGCAGCCAAGTCTTTGTTAGCTGAGGGTAACGATTATGGTGTTATGATACCTGTTTTTGATAAGAAAAGAAATCTGGTTAGCATGAGGGTAGTTGTCAATAAAGACTTAGCTTTAACAGACGGAAAACTTAATACTGGTGCACATGAGTTTCTTCATGCTGCTATGCGGATGACAATGAAAGGTGATCCTAGGATGAGGAAGGTTATGGGGAAAAAGATGCAAGAAATAATAGATAGTGGTAAGATGACATTTAAGGGTGATGCTAGGATTGAATATGAGGCTAGAATGAAAATGTATAGAGAAAGTCAGAAAGGTGAAGAATCTTTTACTATATTATCGGAAATGATGAGAGACGGTAAGGTTCAAATAAATGAATCTACAACTAACAAGTTTAAAGACTTTTTTAGAAGATGGAGTAAGAATTATACCAAAAGAGATATAGAGTTTAATGAAACACAAGATGTTTTAGATTTTATAAAAGACTTTGATTATAACCTAAAGAACAACATAGTTAGTCCAGCTTTAGCTAGGATGATGGCTCATGGTGCTAAGGGTGAAATGTTTAAAGGAGCTAAGGAAACTAAAGAAAGAGAGGCTATGAAGTCTTTTGATCACGCGGTTGATTTAAACAGACGTGGTAATCCTGATTTAAAAAGAGAGTTTGATCAATTTATCTTAAATGAAGATGGTACACCAAAATACGTTAATCATGAAGAGTTTAAAAATTCGCCAGACTATGGTGGAGCTATGTTACATTTATTAGAAGGTAGAGCTCACGATGGTTTGATAATGCAAGGAGCTTCTGATTCAGGTGTTCAACCAGAGAGAATGAGGGAATTTGTTAGGAATGTTAAAGAGGAGCTAGCGAGAATGTATTCAGGCGGGTTGAATAAAAAATCAACTGAAAAAATAGCTGAGATAGAAGAGTTAATAAAGAAAAAAGAAATATCAATTAAAGATGGTGTAGATCAAATTGAGAAAATAAAAAATAATAAAAGTAATTATCTAAGAGAGTTTAACTATGATGCTGTTGGAGACGGTAAAGTTAGTTTGTTTGGTTGGTTAACTGGTACGTATAGAGCTATATGGATAGCTAAAGAGAATGTAAAAAAACAATGGGTTAAAGATCAACCTGGTTTTGGAGGTCCGTCTCTAGACAAGCAGATATCAACAAAAGAAGGAACATCAACGCTTAAAGATGTTATTGGTGGAGAGGGTGATTCAGCTTTTGACGCCATAGACAACATGGACTTATCTCTTGGTAGAAAAAACGCTGCCAAGGAAATATTGATAAATGAAATAATAATAAGTGATGCTCTAAACTTCACTCCAGATGTAATGAATAGTATTACCAATACTATTAAAAGCGCTAGTATAGATATAGGTGCTTTGATTAAAACTGATGGACCATATAAGGGTATAAAAAGATGTAACTAAGTTTACAAAAATAGATAAAAAAACTGGTAAACCACAAGTTTATAAAACAGGTAAAAACAAAGGGGAGGTTAAGTTATTCCCCCCAACATCAGAAAAGAAAACAGAACCAATAGGACCTTTGTTTGAAATACTAAATGCAGTGTCAACAGAGTTTGGTATTGATCCACTTAGAATACTATCTACTCAAGATTTAGACGGGGATCAAAGACGGGCAGCGCAAGCTTACATATTAGACAAATCAATAAATGAAGATGGTAGCTTCGATGACACATTATTTAAGATGTTACCAGAGGGTGAAGATAAAAGTGGTTGGGCAACAGGCATAGCTAACACAAATCTAGGTGACTTTTACATAAAAGGAGATAGAGTTAAAGTTGGAGATGGTGCTGATAAAAAAGGTGGGCAAAAGTATGCTCAAGAAAAAAGAAGTAACATAGGTAAAGACGAGTTCCTAAGTATGTTTGGAATAAACCCTAATGGCAGTTTCCGATCGGGAACTGACGCTGATGGAAGTATACGTGAATTAGTCAAGCAAATAGCTGTTATATCAGCTAATCAAATGATGAGAATAGACGCTGTTACTAACGGTACAGCAACAGAAGCAGTGGCCGCTAAGTTAGCTGACGGAAAATCTGAAGCAGTATTTAGTAAAAAACTTGATCCTAGAAATATAGATGTATACGAGGATTTATGGTCAGAAGCGATTGGTACTTTACACCACGTTAACATGGATGATTTAGAGTCTATAGAGTCTCATCTGTCCAGTATATATGGAGACATGCTCTCAAGAAGAGAAATAAATGGCATAGCTCAGGATTGGTACGATTGGAAGAAAGAGTTTGATGAATTAGAGTCTACTAAAAATAGAGATAATATAGTCGATGCTTATGATATTCAAACTTTTATAATAGGAAAAACAGAGAGAACACTATTAGAAAGTGGATTGTTAAACACTTATAGAAACAAGTTTGTCACTGATACTCGTAGTGTTAGTGAACTTTTCTTAGACCCAGAGAGAGTTAATAAGAGAAGAGGAGATGTTATTAAGCTTGTTAACAAGTGGAGAGCAGAGGGTAAGAGTGTGGATGAAATATTGAGATCCTTATATTTTGCTAGAGGCATGTATTCATCAGCTAATAAAGCTGGTGATGGTAGATTAGTGTTATGTAAAAGTAGTTGGTGCACAGAGGGGACACTAGTTTTAGATCCTAAATGGGAAGATAAATTAGATGAAGAGGGTAACATAGTTGAATACGGCAACAAGTGGAGAAGGTATAATAGTAGAAGCAAGGCTGTAAAGGAGGGTAAGGTAAAAGTTGGTGATGTTATAATTAGAAATGGTAAACCCGTACCAGAGGTTAATAGAGGTCAAGTTTTTGTTAACACTCAAGATCTTATAAATACAATATCTCAAGCTGAAGGTTTTGAAGATATAAAAAACAAAACATGGACAGAGATAAAAAATGAAAAAGGTTTAAACCTAGGCATGTTTCAAGAGAAATCTAAGAATGCTATAGAGGATCAAGATTATGATGGTAGATTAGCTCAAGCTAAAGAAAACAGAAGTATAGTTGAGGACTTAGTTAAAATGTATGCTCAAGGTATATATGAGGGTACGCACCAATACGAGGATATAGTTATGTTGGGTAGAATGCTAGGTTCAAACATGGATTCACCTATGAAGAGAGCAGCTAACCTAGCGTACATAGGTGTTGGGGTTGGAAATGTAAAAAACCCGGGTACAGACCTGGAGTATGAACACATGAAGCCTACGAACAAAAAGATAATGGAAACAATTGAAGCTCTATTAAATGATCCATCTGGTTTACCTAGTGATCACTGGGATGATTACCAGGTAGCTATCATTCCTAAAGATATGGACAAAGTTTTAATAGCTGCTGGATTAAGAGACTTTATGCAACTAGGATATAAACGTGGAATGGAAGTTTGGAGAAGGTATTTTAATCCTCAAACATGGGGTAGACCAGGTATGGTACCTATAAGAAACATACAAACAGGAGAGGTTATAGGAGGAGAGTTTGTTAAGATGGGGGATAAGGTTGTTAAGCGTGAAAAACAAAACGTTATACAGGAGGCTAACGTGTTTTCAGAATCTATGAAGAGTAAAAAAATACCTGAAATAAAAGGTATGTCTGCTTTTGATTTTGATGAAACGTTAATAATAGATGGTAAAAACGTTATTGAGGCTACTAACCCTAGAACCGGAGAGAGAGAAACCATAAGCTCTGAGGATTGGCCAACTAGAGGCACTGAGTTGATGGAGCAGGGTTGGGAATTTGACTTTAGTGATTTCATAAATGTAAAAGGTGGAACCAAGGGTCCATTGTTTCAGAAATTAAAAAACAGAATACAAAAGTTTGGTTCTAAAAATAATTTTATATTAACAGCTAGACCTCAAGAATCAGCCGCTGCTATACACGGTTGGTTAATGGCTAACGGAATATACCTTCCACCAGAAAATATAACTGGACTAGGTCAAAGTTCTGGAGATGCGAAAGCTATGTGGATTTTAGATAAATTCAAAGAGGGTTATAATGATGTTTATTTCGTTGATGATGCTCTTCCAAATGTCGATGCTGTTAGGCACGTGATGGAGCAATTGGATATGAAAGGTAGTTCTGTTCAAGCTGTTCTAGACACTAAAGGTAAAACACTATTACCAGAGGTAGTTGCCGATGAATTCACTAAAGCGGCTAATAACGCTAGAAAACAAATAGATATAATAGAAAAAGATCTAAAGAAGAAGGGATATAAAATAATTGGAACTGTTAGATCTAGTGAGTTCAGAAGAGTTGGTGGTTTAAAAATAGACCTAACAACAAAGGAGGGTAGAGAGATATCTAAAGAATTAGATAATATCAAAACAGTTAGCTCTAGCGAGTTTAAGTCTAAGAATAACGAAAGCATGAAGAGTAGAGTTGTTGACACACACAACGCTATTAATGAGGAGTTTAATGATATGTTAGAGAGAGCTTCTGGTATAGATTCTAAAAGAGTTATAACAGCAGATGAGGCTAAGAAATCTAAAGGAGATCTAAATATTTTTCAAAAATTCTTTGTACCACCGTCAGCTGAGGATTTTAAAGGTTTACTATATAACTTTTTGGGTAAAGGAAAACGTGGAGATAAGGACTTTGAGTTTTTTAAAAAATATCTTCTAGAACCATTTGCGAATGGTGTTAGAGATTATAATGCTTTTAGACAGAATATGGCTAATGATTATGCGGCTTTAAAAAAGAGTATGCCTAATACTGCTAAGAGTTTTGATAACAAAATAGGTGATTCGGTTTTTACAAACGAGGATGCTATAAGGGTTTATCTATGGAACAAGGCTGGTCACACTATGCCTGGTTTATCTGAAACTCAGATTGAGATGTTGATTAACCATGTTAATAGCAATTCTGATTTAATGGGTTTTGCTGAGGGACTAAGTAGAATAACAAAAGGCTATGGAGAACCAGATCCAAACTGGGCTGTAACTAGTATAGCTGGGGATTTAAAGTCTATAGCTAACAGTGGTAGAACTAAATTTCTAGCCGATTGGATAGCAAACAAAGACATTGTGTTTTCAAAAGACAACTTAAATAAAATAGAGTCTATATATGGAGCTCCCACTAGAGAAGCCTTAGAGGATATAATGTATAGAATGGAAACTGGTAGTAATAGACCTACTGGTCAAAATAGAATTGTAAATAAATTTTTGAACTGGATAAATGGTTCTGTTGGAGCTGTCATGTTCTTTAATACCAGGTCAGCTTTATTACAAACAATATCTACGGTTAACTTTATAAACTGGGAAGACAATAATATATTTAAAGCCGCCGCAGCGTTTGCTAATCAGCCTCAGTTCTGGAGCGATTTTGCTATGATATTTAACTCAGACATGTTGAAGCAAAGGAGGTCTGGTCTACAGATAGACGTTAACTATAATGAGTTGTCTGAAGCATACAAGGGAGGTAGAAGTAAACCAGAGGCTGTTATTAGATTTTTGTTGGAAAAAGGATTCTTACCAACTCAGATAGCTGATAGTTTTGCTATAGCTATGGGTGGTGCAAGTTTTTATAGAAACAGATTAAAGAGTTTAATAAAACAAGGTATGCACCCAGAACAAGCTGCACAGCAAGCTTGGAAAGATTTTCAAGAAATAGCAGAAGAAACACAACAGTCTTCTAGACCTGATTTAATATCACAGCAACAAGCTGGTGTTTTAGGTAGGTTGATTTTAGCTTGGCAAAATACTCCAATGCAGATGACGCGTTTAACTAAAAAAGCTCTTTCTGATCTTGTTAATGGTAGGGGTAGCTTTAAAGCTAACGTATCTAGGATAATGTACTATGGTCTTATACAGAATATAATATTTGGTGTACTACAAACTGGTTTAGCTTTCTTGATGTTTGGTGGAGATGATGAAGAGGAAGAAAAGAAAAAGAAAACTGAAAGAGTTTTAAATGGAGCATTTGATACTCTATTAAGAGGTACTGGTGTTTGGGGCGCAGCTGTGTCAACACTTAAAAACACTATAATGAAATTCTATGAACAAAGAGAAAAGGGTTGGAACGCTGATCAGACGTATACAATTATTGAGGCTATAAATTTATCACCACCTCTTGGTAGTAAGTTTAGGAAAATATATAACGCTATTCAAACGGACAAATTTAATAGAGGTGTTGGTGAAAAATTAAAATACAGAATTGAAAACCCTACTTTAAGTATCGTTGGTAATGTTGTTGAAGCATTAACAAACTTCCCAATGGCTAGACTAATTAACAAAGCTAACAACATAGAAGAAGCGGTAACAGGTAATCATGAGTTATGGCAAAGAATGGCAATGTTAGGTGGTTGGAATAGATGGAGTGTTGGTGCTGAAGATGAAGAGTTGGAAGCAGCTAAGAAGGAGGTTAAAGATGAAAAGAAAGAAAAAAAGAAAATTGAAAAGGAAAATAAGAAAATAGAAGACAAAAAGAAGAAAGACAAAGAAAAGAAAGATGACGAAGAGAAGAAAAAGAAAGATGGCATAAAAACCGTTAGGTGTTCTGGTATTAACTCATCTGGTAAAAGATGTGGTATGACAACCGAAACAAAAGCTAAAAGTTGGAAGTGTGTGCATCACATGGAATTTAAAGATGGGATGGATAGAGATAATGATGGATTAAAAGAATATAGGTGTACAGCTACAACCTCATCTGGCAAGAGATGTAAGAATAAGACGGAGAATAAAAACAAGAAATGTTATGCTCACCAATAAATGTGTAATAATATATAAAAGAAACAAACTATGATAAATTGGATTAATTCCTGGAGATCAGGAAACAAAAAAGATAGATACGAATTAGCATTAAGAATAAGTACATTAACTGTATTTGAATTAACGTTCTGTCCGTGTTGGAAGTGTGAAAACAAGGGTACATGCCCAAGGTTTAGATTCATGATTCTAAACTTCGGATTTGAGGTTTAAAAATGAAATGGGTAGGTCAACATATATGGAGTTTAATATCTAGGTTTCGTAATGACGTTTACTTAGAGGATGTTGCTGAGTCAGTCCAAGACCACGTTGTTGGAATCGACGCTAATGGTAAGCTATATAAACAAGACGCAGCTCCTACTAGTCTGACTATCGGTGGACACGCGGTTAACGACATTGATGTAGGTGAAGAATTTGTAGAGGCCGACGATCACGTAATGTCTTCAAGAGCTATAGTGGAACTACTCAGAAGATACCCACAGGTAGCAAGAGTTGGTGGGGCAAAAACATTAGTGTACGTGAAAGATGGGAATCTTTGGTACAACGGTGCCGTAGGAACAGCTATGGATGGTGGGTCAGCTATAGGTGGACCCGTTGTTCCCGCACCAGGCGCTATTTACCAACCACAATTCCCCGTGTTTACACCACTAGCGAATGTTAGGTTGAAAAAATGTAGGTGGTATTTTAGACCTACATCTTTTAGGATTAATGGAACGTTTGACATGGAGATAATGTTTTGTAAATTTACACCACTAAATGCCCACACAGCTGCTATAGCTCAAACCCCAATACACCTTGACGCACCGGTGGGTGGAACAGACGCTTTATTTAGAGGCGCATTCGTAGAGAACACTCAATATGTTTTTGATCTAGAGTTCCATACCACTCACGCATCAGTTGATATAGCAGCAAATGAGGTTGTTACAATATGGGGTAGGTACGTAACAAATAGTTCAACACAACGATATGTCCAACTTGTAGGTTGGGCTGATATATACTATAATTACACATAATTTAAAATGGCGTTAACAGGTAAAAAATACAGTGATATACACAATAAAACAGGGGACGAACTAATCGATATTCGGGATAAGTTTAATGATGGTTTTCAAGAATTATTTTCAGCTAATCCAGATTTATACCCTGAGATGGCTGCTATTATTTACCAGATACAGTTAATGCAAGAGGAATTAGATTATCTTAGAACAGAGATATCTAATAACAAAGATAAAGCTACATTTCCTGGACTTGGCACAAGTGGTAGCACAGCGCTAGCAGGTGATACAACAACTATATCTACAGCACAAGCCAGTGCTATTACGGCTAATACAGCTAAGACAGGGATAACGTTACAGGAGCAGAAAGATATTTCTAACAATAAAGCAGGAATAGCAAATAATGTTTCTGAGATATCAAATAATAAAACAAGCATAGGACTAAATAATGCGGCTGCAATAAATGTGGGTGCTTATCCTGCTTTACCGCCTTTTGCACCAGTAGGTACTACTCAGAGCCATGCATCTGAAATGGTTTACGACAAAACATTAAAAAAATATTTTCTAAATATTTATTATATAGAAGATACACCAGCTATTGGTGGTAAAAAGGGTCAAAGAATAATAAAAACAGGACAAGTAGAATTAAAATAACATGATATTTAAAGATAGATTTACTTCGGCAAAAACAAACTTTATTGTTATCAATAAGTCAACTGGTGATTCGAAATCTAGTAACCGTAGAAATCTAACCAGAAGTATAAGAAAGATTTTATTAAACAATGGCTCTACAACTAATTCTATTAATGTTAGAATGTGGATTCAAGACGCGGCTGGGACTCAGTTAAATATAGTCCCTTCTTTAGATATACCAGCTAAATGTGGGGTTGTGTTTAAAGATGGAGTAGCTTACAACAATCTTATTTATGATCTATATGTAACAACTGTTTCTTCCGATCATAACTTAACCGTAATAATTAAATAAATGGAATTAGAGGTAATTAGAATAAGTAGTGGTACTGATAGTACAAATGGTATATTATTAGAACTAGACAGGTTATCACCAGCACCTTATGCTGAGGGTTATAGGTGTAAAAGAACTTTCTTAGCATACACGTTAGAAGATGAACATAGAGATGAAAAAAAATATGGCGAGACAAGAATACCTAATGGAACGTATAAGCTTGGTCTTAGAAAAGAGGGTGGATATCACTCGAAATATTCTAAACGTTTTTCTGATTTTCATATTGGTATGCTTCACGTGCTTGACGTTCCTGGTTTTGAGTATATTCTTATTCATTGTGGAAATACTGACGAGCATACAGCGGGTTGCTTACTCGTCGGAGACAGTCAAGAAAACAACCAAATCACGAAGGACGGTTTTATAGGTAAATCGACTCAAGCATATAGAAGAATTTATCCACGAATAGCAGAAGCTATTGATTGTGGTGAAAAAGTTACAATAACGTATAAAACTATTTAACATGGCTTTTAAATTAACAAATGAACAAATAGATAAAATCATTGCCACACAAACAGCTCCACCTACAACAGGTGATCGCTTTTTATGGGGTAAAGTAGATCGAAAAGAAAAGAAAGCTGATAAGAAAAATCGCAAGGCAGACGATTTAGAAGCTAGAGCTAGTGCCGCTGACGCTTCAGGTAAATGGAGAAAGGCAGAGAGATTGAGAAAAAGGGCGGCTAAAAAAAGAGAAAAAGGAAATAAAAAACAACAACAAGCACAAGACGTTAAGGATAGACCAGATTATTGGGCTAGAAGAGACGAGTAGTAAATTTTAAAAATTTTGATATGAGATTAAGAAATCAAATGACACCAGGTTTGAAGAAATGTAAAGATGGATATAAAAGTCCTATGAAAAAAGCTTCAACAATGATTGTTAAAGGAGCGGGAGCAGCTAACTCAACACCTGATGAAGTTACTCCTTATAAAAAAAAAAGTAGCCCCCTAAAAGACAAGTATAATAAAACAGCGGATCCAGGTGAGCATAGCTTTTTAAGTTCAGGAGCTGGTAAGGCTGTTGAAAACGTTGGGGGAATGAAGGAAGGTGGAACAGAGGATCTATTATTAGCTACAGCTGATCAGGGTTTTGGGATGTATAATGCAGCTCAAGATAGTTATGATATAGCTGAGTGGGATCAAAAGCAAAAACAAGCATCTGAAGAAGGTCACTCTAGAGTTAAGAAAAACACAACACACCAAAATATATGAGACTAGTAATTTTATTGTTGTTTGTCTGTACTATAGGTAGTGCACAAATAAAAGACTTTTTCAAGTATTCAACGTTCTATACATCGATGACAATGAATACTTCGTTTACAGAGAGGGATAATTATACAGCGGTTGACAAAGGTTATGAAGATATAACAAGAGTTAACCCATACGATTATAACTTGACGCTGGGATTGCGCAAAATAGCTAGATTTGATTATGAATATAAGGTTAAGACATTTTATACAGGAACTGAAGACAACGTTGCTGATGCCGTTACTATTGGTAATAGCAATGGTTGGGAGTATTTACTTAGTTATTCGTTTATACGTAATCGTGGCGATAAGTTTGCTGAGCAGAATTTTTGGCTCAGATATCTAGGAGACAAATGCGTAACTAAACTACAGTATACAGACAACCAAAGAGTTAATCTTAGGTTCATGTCTTTTGACACTAGGTTTAGAATTAATAAAGGTAATTGGGACTTAACATTTGGAGCTGTTGGTAGATTGCATCCAGTATATGGCATAACACCGATAGATGATTTTTGGGTACCAGGAGAAAACACGTTTCAAGATTTAGCGGAAGATTTTGGATATGCACCGGAGCAATGGATGCAGGGATTTTATATCGACCAGAATTGGTACGATGTTAGTGGTGGAGATTCCGTACTTATCGCTACCTCAAACGACGAGTTTTTCCACCACTATTTTGGAGATGCGGTAGCTAGCTTTAATGAACGTGAACTTGAAAAACTAGGTTTACAAAGAGAATTAAGCGCTGTCATAGGTTTAGCTTATTATAAATATACTCCTAAAATGTGGTTACATATTTGGGCTAATTGTCTACCGTTGCACTATGGATTAGATGAATACTCTTTTGAATATGGAGAAGAAAAGTACGACAATATCGAGTGGGATGCTGGTATTGTATTTGGTTCTAGAATAACTAAATCACTTGGAATGTTTATTGAAGGAACTCATATGAAATACTGGGAGAAACCGGTATACGAGGTGAAGTTTGGTTTTAACTATTTAATATTTTAATTATGGCGTTTAAAATGAGAAGTCCGTTTAAAAAGGACAGTGAAAACAAGACGAGTGAAACGAAAGAAAGTAACAAAACAAATTCATCTAAGTACAAGCAAGGAGAGTTAAAAAAAGGATGGAACGAAGGTATAAAGTCGAGGGTAGACATAACTATGGACCAAGCGGTTAAAGAAGCTGAAGAGAAAAATCGACTAGCTGAAATAAAGAGAGAGCAAGAATACGGTATAGAAGGAGTAGATTATTAAAAAGAAACACTATGGCATTTAAAATGAAAAACCCACCATATAAAACGCACTCTAAAAAGGTGCCATTTTCTAATGAACACCTATACGGTGGAGATGATGATACGGGTGGACCTTATGGTATGCATCCATCAGACTGGAAAAGTGAAGAAAGAAAGAATAAAGAATCTAAAAAGAAAAAGAAATGAAAAAATATATTATAATACTATTTGCGTTTATTGGCTCGTTCGCTAATGCGCAAGAACTTGATTTTCAACAATTATGTCTAGATTGTGTAGAGCAGAATGGGTTTTTCTGTGGAGATGATCCAGCAAACTGGACACAGTATTCACCCCTGGGTTGTGTTCCAAATGGCTACGGTGGCATGGAGTATTTAAACGATGGGTGGGAAGATTGTGTAGATGGCTCAGACGAGAACGGAGCTGTTCCAACACCAGCTGAGAATTGTGGCCCTGTAGATCCAATAGAGAGTTGTGACACTGTTTTTGTTGAGATACCAATTATACAATATGAATACATATTTGACACAATCGTTGAATATGAGACTGTTATTGAATACGACACGATCGTTGAGACTGAATATATATACAGCGTTGATACAGTTTATGCTGATGTCTTAGACACGATGTTTGTTGATGTTATTGAATACGTTGAGATATTTGTTATTGATACTATAGTAGAAATACAATATGAAGAAGTAGTAGAGTATATTGACTGTGACTCAGGTTTACCGTGTAACTCTGGAATGCAGGAGATAATAGATAAATCACTTCAAAATTCTGTAATATATAATATTAAAGGACAAGCAATTTTAACAAGAGAAGGGTTGTACATAGAGAATGGTAAAATTTATTATAAAACAAAATAACTATGGCTTTTAAAATGGGAGGATTTACTCCTTTTACTAAAAAAAAGGATCCACCAAAATTCAAAATACTAAACACTAAAGAGGAATTAGACAAAATGAATGCATGGATGCGTCCTGGAGTAAGAGAACTACCTAAATTCAAAAAAAAATAATGGCAAAAGAATTATCAGAAGATAGTAAGTTTCAAATAAGTATAAAAACCTTAATCGCTATAGTTGTGGCTGTGGCTACGGTTATATCAGCTTATTTTGGATTAATGGCAACAATTAATTCTAAGTTTTCAGAACTTGAAGGTAAAGTTGAAAAAGCACTAGAACTCCCCAAACCGGGAACTGGTACATATACGATAGACATGGGCGATCCAGCGGCTACAAACACGTGGCCTCCAACTAGAATGGAGTTTAACATGAAGGATCAAATGGCTCGTAATAAAATTGATGCAGTAATAAAGGAAATGGATGAGTTGAAAGATGAAATAAAACTATTAAGAAAATGATTAAAAAAATAGAAATATCAAACTATCTCTACGTGTTAATGATGATAGTTATCTTTGGGTGTAGTACAGCATTTGGACAAACATTTATTAATGGTGATTTTAAAGACCGCATAGCTAAGGATATAGTTGCTGTTGAATTTTGGGCTGATTGGAATTCTGTTAATCAATTTAATGATTTAGCTAAATTAAAAGAGTGTGAAAAGTATAGGTTAGATATAATGGCTAAAGCTGATATACAAGCTAAGTATAATATAACAGGTGTTCCAACTGTTATTATATTTGATAATGGAGTTGAAAAGGAAAGGTTTAATCCTAGTATAATGTTTCAATTAGAAGCTGATAAAAAAACAGTGCAACACTCGGTTGATACTATAAAGCTAAATAAATTTCAATAACATGAGTAGTCCATTTCAAAAAAAATTTTGTAAAAGATCTCCTATGATGCAAAAAACAGTTGGAGAGATGAGAAGACAAGAAAGACAATTAAGGCGTAATGATAAGCGTGATCAAAAAATACTAGAGAGCGGCGGTGATATGCCATATGAAGGAAGTATACCAGGTATGGTGTAAAAAAAAGGGGCTAAAAAGCCCCTTTATTAT